GTTATTCCAGTTGTAACCCTTGTAGTTCCGTTATAAACCCAAAACTCGCCGTTTGCGGGAGTAAACGATGAAACAACTCCTGCATTGTTCGCCTGAAGCGTAACACTTTCGTTCGTCAGAAGCCCTACAATTGCGTTCTGCCCCGCGTCTCCCTTTGCCCCCATTTTTCCAACCGAGTAGGAAGTAGATGTTGAGCTATCGGTATAGGTTATTACAGTTCTCGTCCACAGGTACTGATTTTCGCTAACAGACGGAATAGTTCCAGACCATGTGCCAGTCGGGGCAACGGTGCCAGATGAACTCGCCTGATAGGTAATTACCGTTGAGATTATGCCTTTACCGTCAGAACCAGAAACACCCTGTTTTGAAACGGAATAGCTTGTCGTTGAAGTACCGTCCGTATATGATGTAATCGTCCTCGTCCAGAGAAATTGACCTTCGGGAACAGCGGGAACGGATGTTAACCAAGTTCCAGTCGGTGCGGTAGTGCCCGAAGCTCCAACCTGATATTTTATTTCAGTTCCAGATATTCCCTTTCCCGTAGCTCCGTCGGCAACCCTGTAGATGGTTACCTTGTCCGTCAGCGAACCGAGTGTTGCAACTACCTCTATTCTTTTATATGTTGCAAGCCATTGAGTATTTGTTAATGTTCTTGTATTGCCTGATCCGCCTAATGTGATTGCAGTTAAAGCTGTTCCAGCATCGTTGTACGGAGTTGCAACAAATGTGGCTGTTCCTGATACGTTTTGCAGTTTAGCTTCAATCGATATTGTTTGCCCAGTTTGTGGCGTGTTGTCGGGATTGCACTTCATCACCTGTGCGGAAGCACTTAGATATAATAGCGGTGCGCTTGCTCCCGTGTCGCCCTTCTCTCCTGTCAGGCAGACGGCATCTGTGGTGTCGGACGTCCCATCCGTATAGGTCGTCTTGGTGCGCGTCCATACGTACTTCCCGCTCGCCCATGCCGGAGCGGTCGTCTGCCATTCGCCGCCTGCCAATGATGTCGCACTGGTCGACTGGTAGTATTCCACATCCACGGAGGCGACCCCACGCCCGTCGCTGCCGCTCGCTCCCTGCCCGCCTGACACGCAGACCGGGCTGGTCGGGTTTGACGCTCCATCCGAGTAGCTTATCACGCTCCTAGTCCAGTAGAACTTGCCTGATTCCCAGTCTTGCGGAGCGTCCGCCCATGAGCCGCCCGCAAGCTCGGAGCTGCTCGTGGAAAGATAGTACTGCTCCTTTATCGAGCTCACCGAGCGTCCGTCCGAGCCTCCCTGAGCGTAGACAGACCAGTAGCCTGCCTCCGTAGGCTCATGGCCGCTCGTGTCGAGCGCATAGGTGTATATGTATGTCGTGCCGTTGTAGGTCACGGTGTTGTTCTTGCTATATGTCGCAGTGCTGTCCCAGGTGCCCTTGTATTCCGGCAGGACGATCTGCTCGCCGGAGCCATCGACTATCACCGAGCCTTTGATTTTGAGCCCATTCACGGGGTCGTAGGTCAGTCCTTCGCCCAATTTGAACGTCCTGTTTATCGCGTCAAGAAGCACCGAGCCGTCTGCGCTCTCGATAATGCCCTTGAAGTACACGTTATCCAGATAGGCGCTGTACCCATCCATATTGAGTCCATAGACGGACAGATTGGAAAGGTCGCCAAACTGTGCGGCGAGATTGTCCTTCGTCAGCTCCCAATCGTTCACATTCTTCAAGAACCTCTCGTATGTCAGAGTAGAATATCTCGATGACTGCCTGTCGGTATTGGAGAAGTTGCCATAGCAGCAGAAGTGCATCGCCGATATAGGGTGAATCTGCGAAGTCCATCTGTCAGACACCGGTCTAAGCTCGTACTTGAACTCCGAGTTGTGTGCGGTTTCGGTTATCTCGGTTATCTTGAAGTAGCAAGTGGCGAATCCCGCGAATTGGAAGTTGCCGTAGCCGTCATCGGAATTGGCGGTTGCATTTGCGCCGGTATCATCGTAGTCATGGAAGATGCCCATGCAGATGTCATCCACGGCTATTGCTCCCAGTTCATTATCCTCAAGATGCAGCGTGATGGTGCCTGTCGTGAGAGCATTGCCAGAATCATCCTTGTCAACGGTGACGGATTCGATGATGCCTGCGCCTGGACTTCTCCATCTGTTGCCCACGAACACCTCGACACGATTGTAACGTAATTCTGGGACTTCGAGGAATCGTCTTACCACCAAACTCTCCAGCTCCGCATTTCCGCTTCCGTCTATGCGGCCTCCAAAGCCGGTGACGCCGCTTGCGAAATCGCCGAGATTGATGCCCTTCAGGAACGTTATCCATCCCTTCGCCGTGTCATCGCTCCTCTTGGAAAGGAACTCTGCCATAGACCGCAGGGCCGAATAGACGTTCCTGTCGGAAGGCTCGGTCGTGTCGTCAGTCCCCACTATCGGCAGGCGGCTGGAGAAGCCCTGGCCGCTCGCAAGCACGTCTATCCTGCCGTTGATGTCCGCGATGGCGCTGGCCGTAGCCTCGACATACGAAATCTTCTTCTTCTCCCTCAGAGTGACCTTGTAGGTCGGTATCTCCGCCTCGCCCTCGTCTATCGTGAGGGTGTCGATAATCGCATAGTCCGTTCCGGTCTCCAGGATGTCATCATCGTCGATGCGCATATACATCCCCTCACGCAGCTTGACTTCGGAGCGGGCCATCTGTATATTATCTATCTCCGGCTCGTAGAACGCCTTGCCGGTGCTGATGTCGGCAAGCAATGCCACCGCCTTCTCGTAGAGCTTCTGTGATGCCATCTCGACATAGAGTTCAGGCATCGTGAAGCCGAGCAGAGCAAAGCGGTCGCCTGCGGCAAGAGGGTAGACGGAATTGGGATAGTACATGCCGGTATCGGAATCCTTCTGCCTCGATATGCCGAGCTTCCAGTCATCGGTGGCCTCCTGATAGGTGCATGAACGTATCGTGAACTCCCTGCCGCCGCACATTCCGTCGAGCATTGACAATGTGCCTATGCCGCTGTCGACAGTAGCCACCCTCTTGGATATGTCGAATCCTATCTGCTTTATCACTACATAGAATGTGGATGTCAGCGAGTTCCTCATGCTGAACGTCCCCGCAGCCTCCGGCACCTCCACGTAGTATGAATAGGACTCCTCCCTGCCGCTCGCAGGATAAATCTTCTGCGCCTTGAAGCGGAGATACCACGTTATAACCTCGCCCGATGTAATGTCGTTGATAAGGGCATTGGTCGGAATCATCATAGATACCGCCTCGGCCTGCTCGTCATCTTCGAGCTTATCAACATAGCTCAAATCAATCTCCACCTCCGGCTTGCCATCGCGCTTCACCACAAGAAATGCCGACAATGAATCGTTGGAGAAAAGGCCAGATGAGAAATTGACGAGAGTATTATTTAAATCAGCCCACACGAGATAACCCTTGCCATCATGCCCCGCCGTTACTGAAGCAAGCTGGATTTCATACGTAGTCCCATAGCTGCACTGCCTCTTGGCGACGCTTATCGTCACGTTCTGATTTTCGAGAAAATCGTTGGCGTCATCGACCTCTATTCCGTTGTCGGACGGATTGACCGCCGATTTGAGCTTGTTGGCAATCTCGGAGTCATCGGGATAGATGGTCGTGCTCGGCACGTACTCCGTATCGTTCATCTCGGCCTTAGCCGCCCTTATCTCCCCTATCGTCACGTCCTCTATCGTAGGATAGACCGCTCCGTTCTCATCATCGTTGAAATAGACTTTCTTCGGTATGAGGCCGTACTTGGCTATCTTGTCGGTGTCCTCTACATACGCCTTCGCAGGGTCGGGCTTGCCATTGGTAGTCCCCCACTTCGAAATAGGTATCATGAGGTGCTCGATGTCAACCGAATCGGCATTGTAGATGTCCTTGCCGTTATAATAGCGGTTCGGCATGTTCTGCGTGCTCCCGAATGGATAGATGCGCGTGCCGAAATCCTCCTCATTGGTATAGGACTTCCTTATGGCCGTAAGACCCAATCCCTTGCCGTAGAGGAACGGCGATGTCGTGTTGTCGGATGACCGCTTGTTCGGCCTGCCTATCGTGATGACATCCTTTCCCGTCGTAGAATCGTAGGTGTGAATCCAGCCTATGCCGTCCCACGTGTTGTATATCTGATTGAGGGCATTGAGGCATGTCCCGCCGTTGCTCGTCTGGAAGTTCTTCGCCTCGCTTATCTGCGCTATGATGTCGGCATCTTCGGTCTCATCGAAGTCCATTACCTGAATAGTCCACGCATCTGGGTAGAACTCATCCATATTCGCCTGTATGCGATTGGCGATACCATACACGTCCTCATAGGTCGAGAAGGACTCCTTCGATGAGAAATGCACGCCGTTGTCATTTACCACCACATCGTTGAAAAGCGCAATCTCCAGCTGCTTTGTGGCGTCGTAGAGCTTCACGCTGTCATAGACGAAGGCGTCGCCCGCCTCGTTCCTCCTGGCCTGCTTCTTCGGCTGGGGTATGTTATACAGCTTGTATCGGAATCCGGTGCGGGTGTAGTCCACATAATCGCCTATCGCCCATTCGATGGGAACAGGCGACGATACGTCCTTGAACTCTATGTACGGCACCTTCATATAGGTTCCGTAATAGACCGGCGTTCCTTCGTATCTGGCGGTCAGGCCATCCGATGAGTATATCTTGAATCTTGCCATTATGCCTCAGTTATCACTCCATTTGTCAGCGTCATTGCCGTTACGGGGTCATTGACCTTGAACTCCACCGAGAATA